GAACCGGATGCAGGGGAGCTGCCGCGAACGCTGACCGCTGCGGCTTTCGCGCGGGCGTTGAGGGCTTGCGTCTGCGCCTGCTTCAACGCTTCTTGCCGTTGCTGTTCAAGCAAGGCTTGTCGCGTCTGCGGATTGGCGTACACCGCTTTGTCGTAGGCGTCTCGGTAGTCCTTGGCTCGTCCCGCTTGTAGAAGCGCGGCCATGTCCTCTTTGACAACCTCAAAATGCTCGGCGCCGGATTCAAGAAACGTCTGGAGTTCACTGTTAAGTGACTCGCGCTCCTGCTCCTCCCGAGACTGCTGGAACTGTTCCTGCTGATACTTGAGCTGGTTCAATTGCTGCTCAAGCTGCAGCGTGTAAGGGTCTTTCTGCGGGACCTGGGCAACTTGCCCAATGTCAATCCCGTAGGTCTGGGCAAGCCCTGCCAGGTGCGCCGCTTTCTGTTCCGGCGTGCCGTATCGAAGACCTGCGTCGGCTTTCAGGAGGGAACTGATCGCAACGTCAGGCGTCACGCCCAATTGCTGGATCGTCTGCATGTAGGGCTGCAGAGTCCGTTCAATCGTTCGGCCAAGGTCGGCGTGCGACTTGAAGCCCTCGATTCCCTTGTGAAAGTCCGTCTCTCGACGCAAAACCTCGTCTTGAACATGCGGAGGCAATTTGTCGAACTCGGCGGCGGCTTCCTTCTTCCATGAGGAAGGGGCCTTTTTCACCGGCTGTTCGACGTTGGTCTGCTCGATGGGCTTTGCAGCCTCTTTGTCTGCGGCCTGCTGCGCGAGCTCGGCGGCTGTGAACCTGCCGGCCTCATCGCGTGCGCGTGCTGGCTTGTCCTCTGCTACTGCAGCGGGGGCCTCTTGTTGGTCAATGGCCGACTCCAGCACCGAGCGCAGATCCTGCGGTTCCTCTTGCTGGGTGCCCTGGGTTGCCAGTTCACCTTGCTCTTCAAGCATTCGTATCTCCTACGGGCGTCTCTCGACGATGCGTTTGGACAATAAAAAAGCGCCCGAAGGCGCCCTGTGCTGTGTCCTATCAGCTCAGCCTAAAACCCGTCTCACCGCTTCCACTGCGGCTTTTCGGATGCCGGCCCGATCTACCGGGCGCGGCTTGTTTTCCATCTTCTCGTTGCCGATCTCAATCAGCCGGTGTTGCTTCAAGTGCTCACGATGCTGGGAGCGCGAGCCGATCCACTCACCAGTAGCCATGGACTGATAGCCCTGGATGTCAGGGATGACATAGGCCGTCTTGCTTTCGCTTGGGCCGTGCCATTCATCCTTCGGAATCAGCTTGAGCGTTACCGGGTCTTGAACGTATGACTGTTTCATAGGAGTAGCAACACCTCTAGGTCGTCTTCTTCGAGTTCCTGCATGCGGATCTCATGCCGCACAAGGATTTGTTCGGCAATGAACCGCTGCATCTGCAGGTTGTTCGCGATGCGCTGGTAGTCAACGCGGCCAAACTCTTTCTTGACCTGCTTTTTCACCTCGGGGATCGCTTCGAGCACCTCTCTAGGCGCCTCTTCGACGATCTCCATCACCTCTTCGACGCTGAGCTTCTTTTCCCGCTCAACCATCTTTTTCCACTCGCGCACCCAGAAGCCGTCGTGGGTATCGATGATCGAATCGCCGATCTGAGCCTGCCCGTTGAGCAGCGAGCCTGGGCCAACCAATGCACCAGATGTGTCATGCGACACAGCCGGCGAGCTTCTTGCTGCAGACCCCGTGACTGCCGAACCAGCACCAACCAGCGCGCCAGTCGTTGCATGGCTCACAGGACCGGCCACACGGGCAGCAGAGCCAGCAATCGCCGAGCCCTGGCCTATCAGCGCGCCAGAAGTCGCAAACGCCCTCAGACGGGCCGCAGCACCTGCGACCGCTGATCCTTGACCAACAAGTGCGCCAGTCGCGTCATGAACACCCGCCGCGCCTTGGTGATCTGCAGCGCCGACGATGACAGCGCCTTGGCCGACCAAATCACCGGATGTAGGGTGAACCCGAGTACGAGCAGCCGACCCATCCAAGACCGAGCCAGGACCTGCCAGGGCTCCGCTGGACGGATGAGCCCTTGTCCTTGCCGCAGACCCTGCAAGCGCCGATCCTTGCCCCGTTAAATCACCAGAGGCGGGATGAGCACGCGTCCTGTTCGCTGAGCCAGCAACAGAAGAACCTTGCCCGGTAAGCGCGCCTGTTGCGGCATGGGCCGCGTTTCTCTGCGCACTGCCTACAACCGAAGATCCCTGACCAGTCAGTGCCCCAGAAGAGGGGTGCGCCCTGGTTCTTGCTGCGCTACCTGCTACTGTCGAACCCGGGCCAACTAGCGCACCGGTCGCGGCATGCGTTGCCCTGAACTCGGCAATACCTCCAACAGATTCCGAAGACGAAGACCATGTGAAGGTCCGCGTGCCCGTTGCGCCCGCTGCGGCTATTTGCTCATCAGACGCATTGACGCCGTATGTCCCGTTGTTCTGCCGGGCCGTCATCGACCCCGGCGCGGTCATGGTCTGCGCCGCACCAAGCGACACAAACGCGCTCAGCATCGTCCCAGCGTTGGCCGTCAACGACGGCAGAGCAATGCTGGTTGCGGCTCCTGTGCTGCCAAACGAGACTTGACGCAGTGCCGTGGTGGCAGGACCACCGCTATAGCTCAGCCGGGCGTAGACAAAAACAGCCGTTGTGCCTGCATTCAGGTTGACAACGGCCCCGGTGTTCGGGGAAATGCGCCAGAAGAGATGGGCGCGGGTGTTAACTAGACCGCCAGCAGACGGAACAGAAGCGCCAGTACCACCCAGATTCCAGCCTGAAGGCGTTGAAATCGTAGGGGCCGTGCCTGGAGCAAGAACAGCCGCAGCCGCCCAGACGATTTCCAGATCGCCTATTGCAACCGTGGGCGCGGCAACGTTGACGTTGGTGACTGTGAATGTGCTGTCACCACCGCTTAGGCTGTCGCGGTAGGCCAGCGCCATTCCGCCCTCCTTAAGCGCTCAGAGCGGTGTACGTCAGGCTGGAGCAGGAAACCGTGTCACCAGCAGCCACCGTGAGGCCGTTGGTCATGTTGATGTCCGAGCCGGACGCGGCAACCGCGCAATGCACACACACCGTGCCGCCCGAGGTCTGCAAGGTTGCGGCAGCGACCGGCGAGGCGTTTCCGGTCGCGTTGGTGTCCGAGGTGATCGCGTTGGCCGTTGCGGTGCCAGACGATGCCGCACCGAACGGCGTAGCGCTCATTACCAGCGTGGACACCACAGTGCCTGGCGAGCTGACAGTACCAGTCAATCGAAACGCCAGCCGAGGGCTTGCCCCAAGTTGGCCGACAACGTAATCGGTTGCGCCATTGCGAATCGCGGTGGTGTGGGTAACAGCCATGATCAGTCCTCTTTGGGCTGCTCGCCCGTTGCAATGCCGAGTGCTTCGGCCTGTTCCTTGGTGGCCGTGCCAACCAGTTCGTAGTTCTCGACCTTGCCGGTCTCTTTGCGGACGATCTGCACAGACATGCGCAGCTCACCCACTTCACCAGTGAGTTCAGACATTTGTGTTCCTTACTGAATGCCGATTGCGCGACCATCCGGGCCGCGTTCGATGGTCTTTACGACCCCATTGATTTCCACGCCCGTAGCCCGACCGTCTGGGCCGCGAACCAGCTTCTTCGGTGCGTTGAGCGACGTAGCCACCTCAGCCAACACCTGGGAAAGCTCAGAGGTGCGCTCTTCCAGCTTGGTCAGCAAGTTTTCAGAAACCTTCTCGATCTGCTCTGACATGCCACTGGCTTCTTTCTCCGTCTGCTCACCAGCCTTGGCATCAATCGAGGATTGCGCGCTCATCTGAGCAATTGCCAGCTTGGTTTGCGAGTCAAGCTCTGCTTTCCAGCGCTCAAACTCCAGTCGGCTAGAGGATTCAAATGCCTGCTGATCTATCCGCATCTGCTCTAGCTGCATGTCGTACTGAGCCTTGCCCTGGGCGACAGCCATATCGGCTTGCATGCGCTGCTGCTCAGCCTGAGCCGTTGCCTGCATCTTCATTTGCTCCAACTGCATGCGACCTTGCTCGGTCTGCTGCTGGGCCTGCAGCTTCAGCATTTCAGGATCCGGCTGCGGCTGTTGAGGCTGCTTTGCCTTTTCCGTCGCCTGCGAGATGAACTGTTCCAGGCTCGCTTCCATCGTCTGCCCAGACTTGAAGGAGCGAACGCCGAACATCAGCATTTCGCCGAGAAGCGGTGCCATCTCAGGAGGCGCCTGGATTGCTTCACGCAAGAAGCCAGACGCAGCGGTCAGGAACTCCATGCGGGATTCCTTCTCGCCCTGCTCATCGAGCTCCACCATGGAATCGGTGGCGACCTCGATGCGGAACGACCGAAGTACGTCATTGCCCAGAAGCTCCATGGCCGCAGGGATGAATTCAGCGTCCTTGCTCGATGCCATGCTCGACATAGCCACCAGCACATCAGGCCGGTACAGCGAGCACATGATCTGAGCCTTCATCCTCAGCAGGTCCGAGGCGAAGCGCGCAACCTCGTACTGCGTCGTCTTCAGGCGAAGCGATGCAAACTGGCTCTTGATCTGCTGAGCAGTGGCCGTTTCCGAGGCCACAGAAGCACCACGGATGATGTCCGACAGGCCAGTGATCTCGTAGATGACCTGCTTCGATGCCTCACGGGCTTGGTACAGCGCAGCGAGCGCTTCCAACACCTCTTTAATGGGCATGAAGTCAACAGCTCCCTTCAGCCCACCCTTTTCTGCGAATGCGGCCCACTGCGAAACGGGGATCAGGGTGTTATCCACACCCTCGTTCAACATCCGCTGGACACCCTCAAAGCTGGCGTCGTACACCCCGACAACCTTCACCGCCTTGACCAAGATGGCAATGCGAGCGGTGAGCTCATCCATCTCTTTGGCCTGGTCCTGATACTGCTTGTAGTCAGGAACAGGAATCAGCGTGTCTGTCGTCAGCGTGGCATACAGCGGCTTCGGGCACGGGAAGAACCCTTCAAGCCCCAACGGATCATCCCGAACATCGAGGATCTTCTGAAAGCCTTCAGCGTGCCAGTACACCTTGCGGTCAGACTTGCACCAGATTTCCCAGACCTTGGCCTTCTTCATGCGGTCCAACTGATCCGCAGTGATTCCGCCCGACTTCATCTCTTCCAGGCCAATGGGCTCGTGGGAGAGAGGCGCATCTTTGAAGATCTCGCCAAACCGCTCTTCGCCCTCCTCCCGGCTCATGTACACCCGTCGAGCAACCCATGTCACCTCTTCCCAGGTCCGAGCCGGCGAGGTGCGGAAGTCGTCCCAAAATACATAGTCACAGGGCGAGCATTCGTACTTGCCCATGCTGTGCGACTCTGAATCGTCAGTGACCTGCTCATCAATCACACCAACCGGTGTGTCTTCACCCTCAGCGGTGTGCGTCTCAAGCTCTTCGGCAGGCTCAAACCGCACCCACGCCACACCGCGACCAGGCAGAAGTCGATCCAGCACGACATTGCGCAACGTGCTGTCGTAGTCCGAGTAGTGGTCAATCTCAAACTGCAGCGCGCGCTCAAGGATCAGCGATGCACACCGCCCAACAGGGTCAGCGTCCTTAAATCGACGTTGAACCTGGGCCTTGGGCTTCTTGCTGTAGGTCGCCGGGGCCAGCGTCTGGACGTTCGACCAAAGAATGTTGTACCTGCGCGCGTTGTCGGACTCGGTTCGCTGGTCACGGTAGCGCTTGACGATCTTTCGCCCGGCCTGGATGAAATCCTTCTCGGCGTTCTTCGCCATGTCCAGATCAGCCGACCACCGACGTGCCAATCCAGCGCGGTCCTCTTCGGCTACCGCGCTGTTATCGTCTTGTTCTGTCATGGGGTTATGAGGGCTGAAAGTGCACCGTTGGCCACAAACGGCAGGCCGTTGGAGTAGGTCACGGTCGCATCAGTGGATACGCACAGCTCACCCGTAGGAGCAAGCGGCAGACCACTGGAGAAATTGGTGTTGGCAGGAAGCCCGGCAGTCGCGTCCACGTAGACGACCTGGCCGTCATTGCTCATCAGCAGCCCGTTGGAGACTTGAGCGCCTCCCGAGGTCGCAGCACGGCACAGCGTCCCGAGGCTGTTCCAGCGAACACCCTGGACGTAGTTGTCCCCTGCATCGACAGCCGCAGTTGTTAGCTGCGCTTTGTCAGATGCAATGGGGAACAAGCTCATATGCGGTCGTCTTTCCTTGGTGCGGTTTCCCACAACTCATTGAGGGTTGCGGTCTGAATAGTTCCTCTTGGGGTGCCCATAGCAACCCAGCGCGTTTCTTGCGGCTCTTCCTTGGGCTGGGCCTCGCGCCATGCAATCGCCATGTACCTAGCAGCATCCGCCGCGTGGCTGGTCCAGTCATGGAGAGGCTTGTCCCGGAAAATCTTCTTGTCGCTGTCCCACTCCCTGCGGTACAGCTTCAGGGCCTCGATGCCCTCTTTGCATTTCTCTGCGTCAAACCACATGCGCGGCAGCGCCATGCGCAGGGCTTGGACGCCATCCTGCAAGCTCAGGTCAGGCACGATCAGACTGGCATACCCCAGCGCGAAGAACTGTTCCTGGCTGGACTTCCCACCGCTTGCAAACGTCTTGGCCTTCGCATCGTGCGGCAACCAGAGGAAAGGCTTGTCGCCCCGCTTTGCGTAGTTGTAGCCACGCTTGTTCAACACTTCCGCGTAATGCTCCACCCCGTGACCGTTGGCCGCGTAGTAGTCAATAACGTGGATCTCACCGGACACCACCTGATAGAACCAAATGGCCGTGTCATCGGTGTAGCCAATGTCCCAAGCGGTAAACACCGGCAGTTCTGGATCACATGGCACATCCGTGATCTGCGAATCAACGATGTCCTTGGCGTAGTACGCACCAGCGATAGCAGCCTCAAACGAGCATTCAAACTCCTGCTCGTACTGGTCGTCCGTCATCCCCCGGCGGGCGTCTTCGAGCTCGTCCGTGTCGATCAAGCCACTCTCGCTGGCCTTGAGCATCAGAGCGAACCAATCTTCAGCCTGCTTGGCATACAGCCATGAGCGATAGAAGTCGTTGTGCCCTTTGGGCGTTCCAATGAACACCGCCCAGCCTTTGCGGTCTGCCAACATAGGCCGGACCACCTCACCCCACACGCTTGAGCGCATGTCCGCAAACTCATCGAGCACCACACCATCTAGGTACAAACCCCGGAGCCGGTCCGGGTTGTCAGCACCATAGAGCCTGATGCGCGAGCCATTGGGCAGATCAGCCCTTAGCTCTGTTTCGTTGTACTCAACGCCCGGGATGTCAGCCGTCAGCCGCTTGATGTACAGCCACGCCACATCCTTAGCCTGGTTGAACTGTGGGCAGACGTAGGCGTACCGTCCATCCTGCTTGGTGCAAAACAACGCACTAAGCACCAGCTCAGCAACGCACGCTACCGTCTTGCCAGCCCTTCGATGGCAGACAAGCACCGCCCACCTTTCGTGGCGGTTGTGGAAGTCTATGAACGGCTGGCGCGGGTCGTAGGCGTTTATGCCGAGTTGCGCTTCTGGACTTGCTGCTGCAGCCACGGCATCGACACAGTGAAGGTATGCGACCCATCCGGCGCAGGCCCCTGGACAGTCATCGGCAGCACCTTGCCCACCAAACCCAAGAAAGCGGCAGCGGTCCTAGGATCGTTCGCACGCTCAACTAGGTAGTCCACCCCTCCGGATTGATCCAGAGCGCCCAGGATAATGTCCTTGAGCTCCTTGGTCACCTTGTTGGTGGTTCCTTTGGGCCGACCGGGGCCGCTTTTCTGGCCCTTTTTAAATTTCGTGTCGGCGCTTTGAGAAGTTGTTCCCATTGCTGCCTCTTGGTGGTTGCGGCCTTTCAGCCTACTTTTTCGATGATCTCGGCATTACCCAGATGAATTTTGATGGGCACATGCTTGACGAATTCCCAATCAGGGCCCATCCGCTTGGCGGCGAGCTCGCGGATCAGTTTGCAAATCTGCCCCCACCCCGACCCAACATCAATGCAGTCGAGCACTGGCGTTCGCGGGTACTGGATGCGCTCGTCCCCAATGGGGTAGCCGAGGCGCTCATGCTCATCTTTCGCCAAGGCATAGCCCACTTGGTAGGCGATGTGCGGCGAATCAAACTCGCCCTTGAACTCACTTCCGCTGCCTTGCTCCTCCTTGAAGAAGCGGGTCACGATGTATCGGGTAACGGGACGCACGCGGTATTCGACTTGCATAGCGAGACTTTCAACCTCCGCAGAGGCTTGTGGATGGAATGAGGTGCAGGGCGAGCGGCCTTATGACACTTGGTCTATCGGGTTGATGTCGCTGCCCTGCGGAAACGAAAAAGCCGCTCGGGCATTGCTGCGGAGCGGCTTGGAATGAGAAACGGGGCAGGAATCTATAGAGACACCTACCCCGCCGTCGCGAATATTACGACATGACTCCAGATCGTGCAAGTGCTCGCATCAATTTATTTCTCGCTTCCATCAGCAAAATTGACCGCTCAACCTCATTCTTCGGCAATCGTGGAGAATTCCACACTTGGACACGGGCATGGAAGTTGCGGGCCTGGAACTGGATTGCGGTCAGGTAGGGTTGGGGAATCGTCCACACCGCAGCGTCGAACGCTTCCATGATCTTGTTGTCCACTGCCGAATCGAGCGCCCCGTTCTCGTCGTCGTACTGGCGGGATGTTCGGGAGTATCGGCAGGCTGAATCGACCGAGGGGTAGCCCTTGCCGAAGGAATAGGACGAACTCCAGGCGTGCCAGCGGGCCAGCAGGTCGTTGAGGGCGTGGTTCAGGTCAAGCTCAGGGCGTTCTTCAAGTTCGATCATGTTCGCCTTCCTGTTCATGCTATCCAGCGCCCTAGCCTCACAGCCCGGGCATCCTGCTTCGTAGATGGGCCCTGCTTCTTGACAGGCTTCACAGGTCATGCTTCACCTGCTTAGTCTTTGCCCGGCGAGGCGGCGCGGGCACTTCAACCGTGCTGAACCGATGGCCGTTGAAGCACTCCCGACGGCGCTTTGTGCCGCGCGTAGACAGCGTTCGGGTTTCAGCCTTGCAACCTTCCACCAGGCATTTCATGCTGCTTCCTTCTTCAGTTCCCGGGACTTCGCCCGGTACTCGCGCTTGATTTCTTCGTAGTCGTCACCGCTGTAGTGGCGAGGCGCTTGGTCGGCTTCGAGCTGCTCAACAAAAGCAACTCCGTGCTTTTCGATCAGAGCCCGGCGAAATTCGATCAGGTTGCCGTGCAAGTACAGGTTGCATGGGGCGCACTGTTTCGCCAGGTTGCGCGGGTCCAGTGCCAGATGCGGGGCAGAGCCACGGCTGCGGAAGTGACCGGCGTGCCATACGCCTTCATGAAATCGACCACAGGAAATGCATGGCTCGTCCTTGTCCCGGACGTGCACGATCCAATGATTGATCGCCCGCTGCGCCTCGGCTTTGCGCTGCCCGTTGGTTTTCAGCTTTTCCTTGCGCGCCCTGGTAGTGGCTCTCTCTACCTTTGCAGCCATGCGGGCCTTCTTCGCTTCTTCTCGCTCTCGCTTGGCCTGTTGAGCCAGAGCCCATTCCTCCACACACTCGACGTGCACGATCTGGCTGGCTCGCTCAGGGTCCAAGCGCTTCTTGCAGTGGGCGCAGCGGGTTCGACGGAAGGTCATGCGCATGCCTCCGCGAACAAGGGCAGGCTCTTGGTACGGTCGCGGCCCCACTGATCGCCCATCGCTTCGGCAATCCCCGCATATGTCTCGCTGCGCAGCTTCCAACGGTCCTCGCTGGGTGGCATGCGGTGAATGCGAGCCTCCCGGCCTTCAACAATGTTGGTCGGGCGCAGCAATGGCAAGCCTTTGAGCCATAGGCATGTTGCTTTCGTCTCCCCATGGCCAAACATCCACGGCTGGATGATCTGGTCTGGCTGTCTCCAGAGGCTAGACATGATGCACACCGGGTTTTCAGTGGCAGTCATCGGGATATGGGTCGATCTGCGCTGCAGGGCCATAAAGAACGACACTGCGGCCTGCTGCCTGCCGTCCATGCGCTTGGCCTCGAAGTGTCTGGATCCGCTGACCGACAGGTGAGTGCATGGTGGATGGAAGATCGCCAAATCCCATGGGTAATCGATCACGTCGAACACACTCCCCTGATAGTGGGGGCCTGGTGCATCGGTTGGCAACAGGTCGCATGACATGGCTTCATGCCCTTGCGCAAGGAACGCATCGCGGACACGCCCGCTTGATTCACAGCCGATCAGCACCCTCATGCAACCTCCACCGCACTGAACCGCACGCCCTTCTCCGCCCCAAACGCTTCCATGAGTTCCTGCATCTCGCTCATCTCGGCGCGGGTCATCTTTGAGGTGGACTGGCCGCAGACGACGAAGCCCCCATCCAGGCCAGGAACGACCTTCGTTCGCTTCATGGCCGCACTGAACACGTCTTTCCACTCTTCGGACGTGAGGCGGTGGCCGTACCACTCGACCTGTTCAGAAATCTCGGCCAGCATTGCCCACATCCGAGCATTGGCTTCGAGGCTTCGCGTCTCTGGCTTGACCTCGACCACCATGCGCTGGCCGGCCATGAGCATTGCCTTGAGCTGAGGCCACACGGTCGCCTGAATGGCTTTGTGGGCCTGTACTGGCTCCCACATGCGGATGGAGAGGCGGTCAGTCATGGGCCGTCCTTCCATGGATCGACGCCTAAAGCTTGCGCGTACAGCATCTTCATGTCCTTGACCAACGACGGAAGAATCAGCTTCATCTGGTCAACGTGGAGTTGCGCGGGCAACGGCATCCTCAACGAAAAGGACAGCGCATCGAGCCGATCAATCGCTACACCCAAATCCTCCTTGGCTTGCTCGCTCATTTCCCGGCCCTCATGTACTTGACGACGCGGGTTTTGTAGAGATACGTACGGCCAACTTCTTTCGCCAGACTTCTTGCTGCGCTGCGGTTGTGCTCGAAGTCCCACGGGCACCATTCGCCCTCGGAAAATACCTCGACCATCCAAAAGTGGTTCTTGCTCATGGTCATGCTCCTTGGTTGATGACGGCTTCGTATGAAAGGCCATGTGCACGATCTGCTGCGCGTTGGCGTGGGCGTATCAGTTGATGGGCCTTGAGGTTGTCCAGCGTCTTCTCGACCGTGCGACGGCCCCAGCCGGTACAAGCCACCATCTCAGGGACGTTCATCGGTCCGTGCTCAAGCAGGCGCTTTAGGGCGTAGGTCTTGGTCATGCCGTCACCTCTTGAGGCTTGCCAGCAATCAGAACCATTTCGTCGGTTGCGTCATCGGACTGCGGGCGGATTGGGCGGAGCTGCGAATCGGCGATGTAGTTATCCAGGCTTCCATCCCACGCGGGCAGATTGCGATCGGTCTCCCAAACCGGCTCTGGTGGACTGACTACACCGTATTGGTCAATGCATTCGCGCCCAGAGCGATAAGCGTCCAAGCGGACGCAAGTCACGAACTTCCCTTGATTGCCCGCCCAGCTCTTGACGATGATGGCAAGGTCTCCTTGCTTGCAGTTCATAACTTCACCTCTTCCGGCATGTGACGAACAGAGAGGGTGATGAGGTCGGGGAGCGAGGGCCAGGTGATCGGCCTGTCTTGTGAGGCCCGCAGCGCACAAAAAGCGCGCTCGGCCTGCTCAACCGCCTGGAGCCAAAACGGGTGTCGGTTGTCAGCGGTGCCAGGCGGCTGGCCCAAGATCGCGGCGGCCATCATCACGATTTGTCGGTTCGTCGGGTAAGGCAGATCTTTGACTTCCAGCTGATCGGCCTCATCCACAATCCGCGCCTTCACATCCTTGGTCTTGTCCACGCAGTCCATGCCGTACACACGGCCTGCGATCAGGGTTTCGATCTTCGGTTCGTCTTTCAACAACTCGAATTCAAGTTCGACTTTCATTGGTGCGCTCCAGTGGGTTTCAACTTCGCAAGGAACTCGCGTGATGCTTGCGGCATAGGCGCGGCTTTTCTCGCGTCGGCTTCGATCTGTTCAAGCGCAGGGTCTTTTCCAGCGCGGGCGGGGACGGTGGTTTTCGCTACGTCGCCGGGGACGGCGAACCGTTGCTGGCCGGACTTGTCCTGTTCCTTTGCCAACCAACGGACCACGAAGGCGTTGAATCCTCGACGCGTCTTGCGTTGCGCCGTGTTGGCCAGACTCCACACCCGCATTTCCCGCAGTTGCTGCAGGACGTTCACCCCCGGGTAGGCAAGGCTCCATTCGTCAATCTCTGCCTGCGTGACCCCGTATTCGGTCTTGTCGACCAAAGGGACGGACACGACGGCTGGCGTTGAGTCGCTTTGCGGCTCGGCGCTACCATCGAATACGCCTTCGGATACGACTCCGAATACGGATACGTCTAAGTGCGCATCTGCAATCACTTGCTTAGCATCTGCTGCGCAAGTGCTGAGCGGATCAGGGAACTTGCTTTTCTTCGCGCGCACCTGCTGACCAAAGTCAAGAACCTCAAGGTAGCTCTCCCCGTCCTTTGCCGGGTACACCCTTACAAGGGCCGCGTCTACGCAAGCGCGCAGCCACTTCCCAATGTCCGAGTCGGAAACCTTTGTCAGTTGCCTTGGATAGCAGCCAGCGCGAAGCAAGCCAAGATCTGCGTAGTAGCGGCCGAAGTCATCCACGACCGAATGCAAGCGCCTGTAGAACACCTCTTCCGGCCAGCCCAGCTTTGCTATGCGTGGGCTGGTGAGGATGCCCTCACGGATGATGCGGTTAGGCACGCACCGCCTCCCAAACGCGCATGCCGTTGCGCACCACGTCAATGCCGCCAAGCTGCTTGACGCGGATCAAGCCCTTGCGCTGTAGCTCGATGGTTCGGCGGTCCACCTGAACGACGGTGAGGCCGGCAGATGCGCCTATCTCTTCCGCGTTGAGGGCTCCGTACTGGAGGGCAAGAAGAATGCGATCAGCGTGGCTCTCTGCGAACTTGACGGACCGCGCCGCAGCGGCATGGCTGGTGCTAGGGTCACTGCGACGTGCGCGCGGCTGCTCTAGGGTCAGGGTGAGTTGATTCATGCCAACCCCGCGTTCTTCAGGATGGCTTGAACCTGCTCCAGCGCGGCCAGCTTCTTGGCGGCCTCGTGGTCGCTCTGCTGGTTCTTGCTCAGGAACTTCTCAACGAGGTAGAAGATGGGCGTGAAGTCCTTGGTCTTCTCAAGATACAGCTCGAACTCGTCCACACCGAACTTGCGCTGGCTCTCGTCTGAAAGCTGGTTGCTCAGGTTGCCCGGCGACTCGTTCAGGTCAATCGCACAGGTGGACAAACCACGGCGGTAGATGCCTGCTCCGATGCAGTCCCGCAGGTTGCGATGACGCTCTGCAAGGCCCGGCTCAAAGTCGAGCGTGAGCTGGTTTTTGGAGGCTGTGAGATTCACTGATAAATCCTTTTGTCAGTGTTTGTCAGTGGGGTGGAAAAAGATGCGAGGCATGAAACACGTTCATCACCTCGCACTTTTGGATTTAGGCCGCCTGCTTTGCGGTCGGTTTACCCTTGGCCAGCTCAGGCCAGATCAGGTGCCAGTCGTCGGGGCGGAGCTCCTGACGTGTGACCTTCCCGCCGGTCTCCCGCTCAATGGCGGAGCAATGTTGGATAGGGACTTGTCGCCCCTCTTCCTTCCATTGCCAGACAGCAGCCTTGGTGATGCCGAGGGCAGTGGCCAGGGCCTGCTGTGAGCCGAAGACCTTTGAGGCCCGATCAATTGGGTGTTCCATGAAGCGAGAGGCTACCTTTTCTAGCCTTTCGGGTCAAGCATTTCTAGCCAGACGGCGGCTAGATTGTCTTTACGCTCCTTCGATGGACTTAAAGGACTGGGTGAAAGCCGCCCGAAAACACAAGGGATGGACCCAGCTAGAACTGGGGGAGGCGATCGGCCGTGGCAAGGCCAACGTTGGGCATTGGGAGAACGGCAAGCATTTGCCTCCCATCAAAATGCTTGCGCGCATCTCAGAAGAGACGGGCTACCCTCTACCAGACTTGGGCGGCGTTCCTCCGACGCCACCGGCCCCGAAGAGTGAGCCGCCGGCACCTCCGCCTCGGTTCGCAGACAACCACATGCTTACACCTGAGCAGTGGGAACAGTTCCAAGCCTTCAGCATCGCCGCAACGTCGGACGAGAAGAAGGCAATCATCGAGCGCTATGAGTCGCTCAAGAAGATCGCCGCACAGGTGTACGGCGTCAACCAAGGGGAGAAAAAATGAAGCTGGCTGTACTTTTTGTGATGATTGGCGGCCTCGCAGGCTGCGCTACGTCTAACAAGACGTTCGGACCAAACGGGAAGGAGGCGCACTCCATTTCCTGCAACGGGGCGGCCAACAGCATGGGTACGTGTCTAGAGAAGGCTGGAGAAATCTGTGGCCGATCTGGGTATGACGTGCTTGTGCAAAACGGATCAGTTACACCTTTTGGCATGGCAAACGGCTATGCGAATTCTTCCGGCGCCAGCGCTTCGGGCTTTGGTGGAGCAATGGTCAGCCGAAACATACTTGTGCAGTGCAAGGCAGCTTCTTGACCCCCAAGGCAACGTCTACGACGTAGTGGCGAAGTAGCAGACCTGTCTAACTAAATCCATGGCACCACCTGTCAACAAGCTCGCCGGACTCCTTGCTGGCCCAAAGATCGACGTCACGCGCACATGCCGCTATGGGCATGGTTCGTTGTGGCAGGACAGCAGACGCTGGGCGCTTGTGAATCATGTGAAGCATGGAGAGCCGTCACAAGGCTTTTCAACCGGCCAACTGCACTACCGTTGCGCGGTCTGGGTGTGCCCTCAGTGCGGGTATATGGAATTGAGCGATACGGAGGACTGATGCCCGTTGTCGACTTCAAGACCGGCCAGGAGCTCCCCCCAGACCTTGAACCACAAGAGCCCCCAAATGGCGGCGATGGGGGTAACATTGGGCCTATGGAAGCGCGTATCGCAAGCATCGAAGCTACTTTGCCCCACTTGGCGACCAAGGCGGACATTGCTGACGTGCGCGGCGATATTCAAAGAGGCATCGGGGAGACCCACAAGTGGATGATCGCTACGGTCATCGGATTGTTTGTCGGCTTCGGAGGCCTCTTCCTGGCCATGAGCAATGCATTGAAACCTCCATCCGTCAACCCTGCTCCCATCATCATCAACGTGCCAGCCGCGACTCAGCCTGCCGTACCTTCTGTGCCCCCAGGAAAATAGCTCAACGCCTCCCCTACTGAAACCCGCTTCGGCGGGTTTTTCTTTGGGCGTTCGCCGCACACGTCTTCGCTGACGCGTCGTCTTTGCAATCAGTGACGCGTCTTCGCCACTACCGTTTATCGGAAAACCTATTCAATCTAGTCTTGAGGGCTAGTTTTACTTGCCTTATGGGCTAGTTTGTCTATACTTCATCTCACGGCTTCACCGAAGCCTTTAACTAGGAGATGGGGCATGAACAAGAGCAAGCAAAAAACCACAGCGCCAATCCAGGCGCCCCACCCTGTGGCACCAAGCCACTCCATTGCCGTTGGGATGGGCCGCAGCAACGGTAGGCCCGTGGTTGAAATCACTTTTTCGTTTGATGACCAGAGCCGATCCATGCTGGTGTCAAGCGAAATCGGGAGCGGCCTCGGTTCTTGCCTGCTGGCAATGGCCGGAGCCGTCGCAAAGATGGAAGGCGGTGCCGCATGAACCTCCACAACATTCCCCAGCCTGAAGCAGTCGAGCTTCGCGGCGACTTTGCGTGGTTCCTTTGGGACTGCGCAGTGCAAGAGCAAGACACGGGCTTTCTTTCGCTGGAGCCTGTTGAGCAGGAAGTGATGAGGGCCAAGCTGAGCGAGCGGTCTGCTTACCGTGCTGAGGTGGTGCTGTGAGCTACCTCCACCCCGTCATGGCAGCGGCCCTTGTGTCCGTCGCGCCTACTGGCAGCTTCTGCCACAAGCTCGCGGCCTATCACGACATCCTTTCGATGTTGGACTGGCAGTACCAGTTCAGCGATGAGCACCGCATCTTCCAGAAGGGCGAGGAAATGGTTGCTCGCGCTCACCTGCTTCAGGCGGAAGTCGATCCGACCGGTGAACTCTGGCGCAGTTACAGCGGCTCCCGCATGCACGGCGCTCCACAGCCGAAAGTCATTCAAGAGGTGTTGGCATGAAACGCCTGACCATTTCCCTTGTCGCCATCGTGTGTGGCGTCTTCTTCCCTGGCTGCGGTGGTGGTGGGAACGATGGCAAAGCTGCCGCGTCGAGCCCGTCCGCTGTTGCTCAGACCGTCCACCAACTTCACGGCATCGTGCGTCCAGACGACTCTGGTCGTTGGTACGTACAGGATGACGTTGACCACGCACCCTCGGGGATCGTTGGGGTGACGCAGACCGGCGAGTACCTTGAGATTCAGCTTGATCGCAAGTACAGCCATGCCGGGACCATTCAGGTTTCGATGGACGACGACTTCAACGGCTATTGCACTGCCGGGTCGAACCTCGGTCTTTCCTCTGCCCGTGTACGCATCAAGTGCAACGGCGTGCAGATTGATCCTGCCAACGTCTACAGCTACGCGCCTGTTCGGGGTGCTGGGAATCTGTGGATCAACGTGTCTATGGTGACTCGATGAGCGCGCATACGCCAGGGCCTTGGAAGGTCGTGGAACGGACTGACCCAAAGATGATTTCGAGCTGGGCCATCGAGATCGGGAACCAGTCGATCAGCTTCTTCCCGTACGTCTACCAGTTCGCCGATGAGGCGAAGACGTGCGGCGGCTATGTCTCTGACCCCGTGTGGCATGCCAACGCCCGCTTGATCGAAGCAGCTCCGGACATGTTTGATGTGCTCGAAACCATCGTTCGTGTGGCAGATGGCAGACGCATTCCCGGCAATCTGATCCTCGACGAGAACAGCCCTCTTATGGGTGCTGCTCGCGATGCACTGGCCAAGGCTCGGGGGAACTAGTCATGAACAACCGCTACAACACCGCGCAAAGCGAGGGCTTGGAATCGGCTCGCCAGATTCTGAAGAGCGTTCCAGAAGTTCGGGCACGCCGGATTGAGCCTAGCTGCCATGTCTACCAAGGCAAGGCCTACACAACTGCAGATCAAACCGACCTGAGCAAGACGATGGCTCAGTACCGGCTGGCATTCGGGGGTAAGGCATGAGCTTCGACTTCCCATACACCTGCCCCGACATCGACGCAGCGATCAGCCGTGCCCACGACGCACTTAAGGACAGCTTGGATGATTTGCTGCGCGAGGCATGCCCGCTGCTTTCGCCTGCAACCCATGGCGAGTTGGTGAAGCAGTACGCAGACGCCTTCTACAGCAATCTTGAAGACTCCTTCGAGGACGTGCGCAAGGCTAACGAGCGCATTCGGAAGGCGGCGGAACAACAGGTCGAAGGCCTCGAGGTCGATGTCTCAGAACTGCGCCTGACCGTGAAAGACCTTGAATCACGGGTGGACGCATGACCGACACCCGCCTCATGTACGTGTGCCTTGCTGCTCTTGCGCTTGGCATGTCTTCTTCTCACTGGTGGATGCCATGAACGTTGACCAGAAATTCAACAAGCGCAGCGCTCAACAGGTGCCATGCAACTACACGAATGTTTCGTGGAATGGCTATGAAGAAGCGAACCACCAGTTTGTCTTGGTCTTCTATGGAAACACAGGTGGAGATTTGAGAGTTCGCATGAACTCTCTGGAAGCACATCGTCTTGTCGAACAACTCAACGCTGAGCTTGCGAAACACACCAAGGCGCTTATCACGAAGGACAAGCCATGACCAACCGCTACAGAGCAGGCCAGCCCTGCACGCCTCAGATGGACTGCACTTCTTCTGGTTGCAACGGACCAGTAGAGGGCGAATGCATCGGCATCTGCTCACTGCATCGCATCCCGCATCCAAAGCCTTTGCCGGTTGAGATGCACGAGCCGGATCTTTCGCTGCGGGACAAGTTTCTCAGCATCTTCAAGAAGCCGTGGGGCAAGTCATGAGGATGAAAGAGCACTTCTGGCCCGCTGAACAGCAGCGTCGTCCTATCCCTGTTGTCCAGGCACTGAGAGCAGGAGCACGCGAGTTCAAGCGAGAGCTTGGCAGACAGAAACAAGCCAAGAAGGTGCGTGACCTTCCGGACCCATTCAAGAACTGATTCAAAAGGTCCGCCGCTACCTGTGACAGCGGCACACAAGGAGTATTTCCATGGGATTCGTGGCAAGTGATTCGGGCGGCGGCAACTTCAAGCGCGTGCCTCAAGGCGTGTTCATTGGTCGGTGCTATTCGCTGGTTGACCTCGGGACGCAACTGTCCAGCGGCCAGTACGGCGAGAAGATGCAGCACAAGATCCGCATCGGCTGGGAGTTGTTCGGCGAAGACGAACAGGGCAATCCACTGACCGTTGAGGTGGATGGGCACCCCATGCCCATGACGATCAGCAAGAGCTACACCGTGAGCCTGCACGAGAAGTCGAGTCTTCGCAAAGACCTGTCGGCATGGCGCGGCAAGGACTTCACCGATGAAGAGGCCCGAGGCTTCGACATTTCCAAGCTGATCGGGGCTTACTGCATGGTCAACGTGACCACGAGCGAGACGAACGGAAAGACGTACTCCAACGTCGCCGGCCTCACTCCCCTGCCTGGCGCGCTCAAAAACTCCAAGCCTGCACCTGTGCACGCACACATCAAGTTCGATCTTGATGCACCTGACATGGTGGTGTTCAACACCTTCCACGAAAAGCTGCAGGAAACGATCAAGCGCAGCCCGGAGTGGGCAAAAGCACATGGGAAAGCGCCCGCTGAACAAGAGCCGCACGACTTCGAGGATTTCGAAGATTCGCCGTTCTGACCATGCTGCCCGACCTCTCCGACGAAAAGCGCATGGCCCAAGTAGGCCGGCTCTCGGTGTTGTTCAAAGCACGCCGAGAAGCCGCCCAAAAGGTCAGGGACAAGGTTGTCCCGATGCTTAACAGCATTGAAGGCGGCGGAGATGGATGGGACGTGAACGGCCTGGTTGAGATGGTTGAAGAAATCCAAGCGCTCAACCGGGCTATCGCTGAAGTGAAGTCCAACCCTTAGCGCGCTGGTAGTCCGATCCACCCGAAACACCACCAAGGAATAACGTGGGCCTTCCATACGAAAACGCAACCAGTGGCGGCGCAGCGCTGGAAGACATCCGCAAGCTGTTGACGAAATTCGGCTGTGCGCGCTTCGGCACGATGACCGATGCGGAGAACGGCGCTGTGATCGTCCAGTTCACTTACAGGGGCCGCGATGTGACCGCCACGGCCAGCTATCGAGGCTACGCCGCTGCGTGGCTCAAGGAACACCCGTTCGGACCACGCACGCGCGGATCGAAGGTGGATCACGAGCGGAAGGCGATGAGGCAGGCAGAGATCAGCG